GGTGGAATTGAAGCTGCTATGGCAACTGTTAAGAATCATTCATGGAATACTGATGCTGATAAGGATATGCAAAATGCACCTGCATGTAATGCTGGTGAGACTGATCCATTAGCACAATCATTCTTTGTAAATGAACCAAATGGAATATTCATTACTAGAATTGAAGTATTCTTTAGTTCTAAGGATGATCATCTACCATGTATTGTTCAACTTAGACCAATGCAACTTGGATTACCGACGAATGAAGTATATCCATACAGTGAGATAACATTAGAACCTGATCAAATTCAAACATCTATAGATGCTTCTGTCCCAACAACAGTGATATTTGATGCACCTGTATACTTAGCTGGAGGACAATATCATTCTGTTGTTCTTCTATCTCAAAGTAATAACTATAGGGCATGGATTTCTAGAATGGGTGAAACTGATATTCAAACTGTCAATTCTCCGATTGATGAGCAAATTGTTGTTTCTCAACAACCTTTACTAGGATCTCTATTTAAATCACAGAATGGAGTAACTTGGAATGCAAGTCAATATGAAGATCTTAAATTTAAACTCTATAGAGCTAATTTCAAATCATTTACAGGAACTGTTAATTTCACTAATCCACCGTTAACAACAGTAAGTGAATTTATCAAACCACTTCCTAAAGATTCTTTAGAATTATCTTCTAATAAAGTTAGAGTTGGTTTAACTACTGTTTTAAATGATACTGCGTTAACTCTCGGTAATACAATTAGACAACAAGGAACAAATGCAACTGGTAATTATGTTGGTTCTGCAGGAACTGCTACTGGAGCATTAACTTTAACTAATGCTGGTATTGGATATACTCCTGCAAGTGGATCTACTACATTCAGTAATGTTTCTTTAACAACATTAACTGGTAGTGGTAGAGATGGAAAAGCAAATATAACCATCACTAATGGTGTTGCAGTTGCAGCAACAGTATCTCAAGGTGGATATGGTTATGTTGTTGGAGATGTATTAACAGCATCTACAGTGGGTGTTACTTCTCTTGGAACTAATCTAAGATTATCTGTAGCAGGTCTTTCTGGAACTAATGAATTAATTATTGATAATGTTCAAGGTATCTTTGAAACAGGTGCTGGAAAGTATCTTAAGTATGATAATAATGTAGGTGTTACTACTACATTAAATGGTAATTTTGGTGGTAATGTTTTATTAGAATCTACTCCAGTAGAAATTTCTGATGGTTTGCATATAAAAGTAAATCATTTAAATCATGGAATGTATTCTACTCAGAACTCTGTATCTGTTAATGGAGTTCAATCCGATATTCCTGCTACTGTATTAACAACAGAATATGATGCATCTGCGGTTGGGTCATTCTCTATTGAAGACGCAAGTGAATTTACTACCTTTGAAAATGTTGGAGTAGGAACAACAAATATTGGTTACGCAATGGTTGGAGACGAACTTATCTCTTACACAGGTGTTTCTGGTAACAGTCTTACTGGAATATCAACTAGAGGTGTTGATGGAACTATTCCACAACTTCATCCTATAAATTCTTCAGTTAGAAAATATCAATTATCGGGTGTTTCTCTAAGAAGAATTAATAAAGATCATAATTTAGCAGATGCAACAGTAACTAATCCTATAGGATTGGATTACTATAATATTAAGATAGATACGTCCGAGAATGGTTTAGATAGATCTTCTGGAGTATCTACTTATCCAGCACTTCACTTTAATGAAGCGGGTTCTATTGGTGGTTCCTTTATCAAGTCTACTGAAAATATACCTTTTGAAATTGTTAGACCTATTGTTGAAAACATTACTCCTGTTGGAACTAATGTTAATGCTCAAATTAGAACTATTACTGGAAGTAGTGTGGGTGGATCAGAAACTCCATTTGCAGAAAAACCATTTGAGACCCTTAGTTTGACTAGTAATAATTATCTAGATTCCCCTAGAATGATTGCTTCTCGTATTAATGAAACAACTTCATTACCAAATATTGTAAATAATAGATCATTTACAATGAACTTAGAATTATTCACTGGAGAATTATCACTTTCTCCAATGGTTGATTTAGATAGGGTTGCGGTAATTCTTGCATCTAATAGGGTTAATAATCCTATTACAAATTATGTAACTGATAATAGAGTTTCTACTCTAATTGATGATCCTAATGCTTTTGTTTATGCTTCTGTTCCCGTTTCTTTAGAGAATCCAGCAACTGCGATTAAAATTTATATGACTGGACATATTAATCTCTTTAATGATATTAGAGCTTTCTATGCGATTAGCAATGATCTTAATGAAGAGTTTGTTTATAATCCATTCCCTGGACATACAAATCTCTTAGATAGTGGTCAAGTCATAAATCCAGCAAATAATAATGGACTACCTGACAAGTTGATTCCTAAAACAGATAAACTTGCATATATAAGTCGTGAAGTAGAATATAAAGATTATGAATATACCATTGATAATCTTCCTAATTTCAGATACTTTGCAATTAAACTTATAGGAACTTCTACAAATAAAGCTAATCCTCCAAGGGTTAAAGATTTGAGAGTAATCGCACTTGCATAGTATGGGATATATCGATGTAGAGGGTCATGTTAATCTAGTTCGAGATGAAGAATCTGGAGCTATATTAAATACTGATAATAGTCAATATAATCAGTACATGGCTCTTCGTAGCTCAAAGGTACAAAAAGATAAAAAAATTGATGCTATAGAATCTGATTTAGCACGTCTAAAAGATGATATTAACGAAATTAAAAGTTTACTTGGGAAATTAGTAAATGGCTAAAAATACTATTACTTTTGATACTAGTTCTGGGGTTGCCTATGGAGTCAATCTTAACATAAATACTGGTGCTGATTTCAATAGTGAATACACTGTTGTCAACACTTCAGGATCTGCTTTTGATTTTACTAGTTGGACAGGATCTTCACAATTAGCTAAAAGTGTTTCTATTGGATCATCATCACATGCAATAGAGACTTTTACAGTTGGATTTACTAGTGCTGCAGGAGGAGTATTTAAAATTTCTCTTGGTAAAAGTAGAACAAGAACTATACCAGAAGGAAGATATGTTTATGATGTTAATGTAAGTTCTGGTTCTACTACATATAGAATAGTATCAGGAGATGTGTTAGTTATACCTGGCATATCGTCGGCAGCATAAATATCTAAAATAGTAGATGAGTAAATGGCGCAACCTTCCACTAGATCTGAATTAATAGAATACACTAAAAGGAAACTTGGCGCTCCTGTATTAGAGATTAATGTTGCAGATGAGCAAATAGATGATCTTGTAGATGATGCTGTTCAGTATTTCCAAGAACGTCATTTTGATGGTGTTTATCAGGCATACATGAAGTATAAGATAACACAAGAAGATTGTGATAGAGGAAGAGCAAGAGGTTCAGATCAGGCGCAATTATCTAATGTGGGAATAACCACCTTAACTGTAGATCAAACTGTTGGTATAACCACTCAATTTAGTTTTGAAGAGAATAGTAATTATCTTCCTGTACCACCATCTATTATTGGAGTTACAAAGATATTTCATTTTGATGGAAGTAACACTATAACAAACAATATGTTTAGTGTTAAATATCAGTTATTTTTGAATGATGTTTACTATTGGGGATCTACAGAACTTCTTTCGTATGCAATGGTTAAGACATATCTAGAAGATATTAATTTTTTATTAACGACAGAAAAGCAAATTAGATTTAATAAAAGACAAGATAGATTGTATATTGATATTGATTGGTCGGCTGTTAATCCTGGAGATTATTTGATACTTGATTGTTTTCGTACATTAGATCCTAGTGATTATTCACGAGTATGGAATGATTCATTCTTAAAGAAATATTTGGTTGCTATTGTTAAAAAACAATGGGGACAAAATTTAATTAAATTTCAAGGAGTTAAACTTCCTGGTGGAGTAGAATTAAATGGTAGAGAAATATATGAAGATGGTGTAAAAGAACTAGAAGATATTGCAGAAATTATGTCCAATACTTATGAGCTTCCTCCATTAGATATGATAGGTTAAGATCATGGCACTAAATCCATATTTTTTGCAAGGATCTTCTAATGAGCAATCGTTAGTTCAAAGTTTAATAAATGAACAACTCAAAATGTATGGAGTTGAAGTTTATTATATTCCTAGAAGATATATTACTAAGAAAACAGTAATAAAAGAAGTTATAGAATCTAAATTTGATAATGCTCTCCCTATAGAAGCATATGTAGATACCTATGATGGTTACGAGGGTCAAGGAACTCTTCTATCTAAGTTTGGAGTTCAATCTTTAAATGATCTTGGATTGATAATTTCTAGAGAAAGATTTGAAAGTTATATTACACCATTAATAAAGAATTTACCAAACATAGAACTTGCAACTAGACCAAAGGAGGGGGATTTAATATACTTCCCATTAGGTGATAGGTTATTTGAAATTAAATTTGTTGAGCATGAAAAACCATTTTATCAATTAAAGAAAACTTATGTTTA